CCGTGGAAATTATAACGGTCGCTAGAACCGCACCGATTTACCATCCACCATTGCCTGAACCGATTGAGTCTTCAGGAATAGAATGGCGGATACTTTCTCCTGATATAATGCAACAGTATCTTGAGAACCTGGAAGCAGGAGAAGAGCCACGGATTGCATACTATGGACTGACTTCGCAAGGGTATGAAAATCTTTCCATGACCATGGGTGAAGTTACCAGGTATTTAGAGCAAATCCTCCATATTGTAGGTTATTATAGGGAAACGGATGAAGAAGAAGAGGCCAATAAATAAATGCCACTAGCAAAATACATTCTCCGACCAGGAATCAACCGGGAAGGCACCGATTACAGCAACGAAGGTGGCTGGTATGATGCCAACCTGATTCGTTTCCGAAAAGGTTTGCCGGAGAAAATAGGCGGTTGGGAAAAACTTACCTCGAACACTTACTTAGGCACAGGCAGGGCGCTTCACGGTTGGGTCAATTTGTCTGCCACCAAACTTTTGGGGGTTGGAACAACCTATAAATATTACATAGAATCCGGAAACACTTTTAATGACGTGACTCCAATTCGATCCACTACATCTGCCGGTGACGTTACTTTTGCCGCCACTGATGGCGATGCAACCCTTACCGTAACCGACGCTTCTAATGGGTCGGTTAAAAATGATTTTGTTACTTTCAGTGGCGCAGCAACTTTAGGCGGCTTAATCACAGCCGATGTGTTAAATCAGGAATACCAGATTGCAACCATTGTTGATGCCAATAACTATACCATTGAAGCCAAAGACACAGATGGAGATACAGTTACTGCAAATAGCAGTGACAGTGGCGATGGAGGTTCCAGTGTAGTTGGTGCATACCAGATCAATGTAGGTTTGGATGTGTATGTTCCGGCCTCAGGATGGGGAGCCAACCCATGGGGAGATGGAGGTTTTGGGGCAGTTTCCACAATTTCAGACACCAACCAATTACGTACATGGACTCATGATAATTTTGGGGAAGATGCAGTAATGAATCCACGCGCAGGGGGTATTTATTATTGGGATACAAGCGCAAAGACACTAGGCACAGACAGGGCTGTTTCGTTTTCCGATTTGAGTGGCGCCAATCTTCCGCCAACTAAAGCGCTTCAGATTCTGGTCAGCGACATTGACCGCCATATCATTTGCTTTGGCGCAGATCCATTGAACGATGGGGGAACTGCTAGGACGGGATCGATTGACCCCATGTTTATCTGCTGGTGCGATCAGGAAAATGCACCCGAATGGGAGCCCAAGCTCACCAATACAGCTGGATCTTTCAGGCTGTCGTCAGGCTCTTTGATTGTTGGTGCAACAAGAGCTCGCCAAGAAACCTTGGTGTGGACAGACACAGCTCTTTATTCCATGGCATTTGTGGGTTCGCCTTACACTTTTGGCAACAACCTTGTTAATGAAGGAGTGGGGCTTATTGGCCCCAATGCTGTGATCAATACGCCTGAAGGTGTGTTCTGGATGGATCTTAAGGGGTTCTATTCCTATAGTGGGTCGGTTGATCCGGTCACTTCTTCGGTTCACTATTATGTTTTCAACGACATCAATCTTACTCAGGCTTATAAAGTATTCGGTTTTTTAAACAAAGCCTTTGATGAAGTGGGCTGGTTTTATCCATCAAGCAGCTCAACCGAGATAGATAGATATGTCATTTACAACTATGTTGACAACACCTGGTCAATCGGCCAATTGGTGCGGCATGCGTGGCTTGACGAGGGCATCGAAGATTATCCTAGAGCTACCGGGACCGACACCAATAACTACCTTTATAAACAAGAAACTGGCTACGACGCAGATGGTTCGCCCATGGACAATGTTTACATAGAGTCGAGCAGCCTGGATATTGAAGAAGGCGAACAGTTCAGCTTTGTCAACCGCATTATCCCGGACATAAAATTCACCGGATCAAACTCAAATGCGGCCATGAATGTGGTGTTGAAGAAACGCAACTGGCCGGCAGAAAGTTTAAGCACTTCTTCCACGACATCGATAACATCTTCAACCACCAAAATAAACACAAGAGCACGGGGACGCCAGATGGTTTTGCGGTTTGAGTCCGATGATGACAACACTTCAGCCATTCGGTCCGGGCTTGGGTTCCGAGTCGGCGCAACACGCATGGACATTAGAATGAATGGCAGACGCTGATGGCTAGACTGCTTGAAACACAGCTTCCAAGAGCTTTTTCAGATGTTTCTCCTTCTATTTACAACAGGATGATTCGCATTCTACAACTGAATCTGGGTTCTTTTGATCCCACAGAAACGCCTCAATACACGCTGACAATCATGAACCAGAACAAGTTTAATGCCGGCGATGTCATCTGGAACCTCAATGCCAAGAGCCTGCAGGTCTACGATGGCGCCAAGTGGAACGATATTTACTCAGGATCAGACAATGGATTGAGCGCAACCGGGGCTGTCGGCACATTGTCGATAAGCACCAATGGAGCGATATCAATTGATTTGTAGGTTAAAAAACATAATACTATGAAGATGCTCGGCTTATGGGGTCTTCGCAACCAAGTGTGATGCGAAAATGAAAGTAGAGCTCATTGAACAATTAGGCATTACCCCCACTCCCGGTGGGATTGATAAGCTATTGCAACTTCAAGACACTCAAAACTACAGCGAATCCCTTATTAATCCTACGTATGGGCGCATGGCAGAAATTGAAGGGCTAATGGAAATGGAAATGGAAAGAAACGATCCTTATGTTGGGCTTCAAATTAGGAAGAGGTTTAATGAGGGTGGCATTGTCAATCTGAGAATGGGCGGCTCTCTCAGTTCCGGCTTCGATACAGACGACTGGGAGCTGGATGACTACAACCAACAGATACAGGAACTGAAAGAAGAAAAAAGATCATTAGGATTTAGCGGAGAAAACAGCCAGAGAAAAACACAGATCAACCAGACGCTTAGAGGATTAAGGCTTGAAAGGCTTAAAAAAAGATTTCGTGGTTTTGGTTCCGATATCGTTGAAACCCTAGGCAGAGTAAATGTTGCTGACACCACAGGCATGGCACAACCTCCATCAGATGCCCAACTGGAACAGTTTGCAGAGGCCGTAGATGCAGGCTCAGACACAGCGGCAAGAGATATTCTCGGAGGCGATGTGTTCGGAAAAATTACTGGAGGTATCAGCGACCTTCTTCAAAATGCCAGAGACTTGCGTGAAAGCAGTGCTGCCACCGGTCCGGGAATGGCAATGCCTTTTTTTACCGGAGTCCAGGATGAGCCATTGTTTGAGGATCTTTTGCCTGATAGGGGAGCTACAGCTGCTGAAGTTCCAATTGACGAAACAGGTTATGCGTTGCCTCCTGAAATTCAAGAAGATCAGTGGGTCACTTTAGACCCAATGAAGTTAAGTTGGCGACAAAGAATGGGTGTTCATGGGGAATTAAGCGGTGAGCTTGAGGAGCAGTTTGGAAACTTTTCAGAAGAATACAGCCCGCAAAAAAGCAGAAACCAAAGATACAACCAAGAAACAGGAGAATGGGAATACCGGGCACCTCCCGACTACATGGAAAAAAAGGCATGGATAAACGCCATGAAGAGCCCAGCTAGATCCGGCTATCAGATGGCTGAAGGTGGCATTGTCAGCCTAGCTGGAGGCGGTGGTGCCGGGGGCGGTGGCGCAAGATTCCCTGCGCTTAAAGAGTTTGGCCAGAATATCTTGAGCAAGACACCAGAAATTTTGGGAAATATCATGACGGGTGGAATGTTCACTCCTGCTGTATGGGCTGCTGAAAAATTAAGTGGAATTGGTGGCGACAAACTAATCAATCCATTTGGTACACAAAGCCCTACAGGCCCTCAATTACCAGGGCAAAGCATGAGTGCTGGGATGTCTGGAGTTTCTGCGCTGATGGCACAGCCAACTTACTCTGCAATGTATAACGTAGGTGGTCCCGGAAAAGCCAGAGGAGCAGGCGGCACTTATGGTCAAAGCCAACGCATGCAAACAAACGAACAAAAAAGAATAAACAGACGGGCTAAAAAATATAACATGTTCGGTGATGAACAATCCTATCTTGACCAAGGCTATCCGCCGGAGCAGGCTAAATATTATGCCGATACCTTTAGGCAAACGCATGGCACTGGCGCTGACTATAGGGCTGAGATGAAAGATAAAGGCTTTGGCAGAGATGTTGAATGGACATCTGACTGGGAAACTGGCACAACAAGCCAAGGCAGACCCAGCAACTGGAGCGATATTTATGCACATTACCAACAAACAGGTTCCTGGGACGAAGCCCCGGTTGCCCAATGGGGAGGTGGCTAATGGCTGAGAATATTTACGGCGGCGCTTTTCCTTGGACTTCGTTTTTTAATGTGTCCGGAGTGGGGGCCGAGCCCTCTGCGGAGGATCTTGCCTGGCAGGACTATATGGGTTACACAGGTCTTGCCCAGTCCGGAGCAACAGGCGGTGATTACTTAAGCAGTTTCCAAGGCGCTTTCCCTACTGGCATTGCCGCTTATACAGGAGGCACAGATTACGAAAGGGATCCGCAAATGGATCCATACCAGTACGAGGGAATAGGTGGTTCGGATGATTCGCCAGACATTGGAGAACATACTGCCTGGGTGAATCAACAGATAGCAGACTCTGATGCCTATGGCTACGATGAGACTGAAAGAGAACAGCAGTACCTAGAAACACAGCAAAACATTCAACAAGCCGCCGGTTATTCCAAAGATGAAAATGAAAACGATGCAAGAGCAACATGGAATGATGAGGAATGGAAGTGGAGTGAAGAAAGAGGTGAGTGGGTTTCTTCTGATTATGTGGAACCTGAGACTACCGATGACATATTTGGAGAAACGATGCCAGACACTGGAGATTATGGTGAAGACTACGATCCTTACTACGGTTCTTACTGGCCTCCTGGGTGGCCGTTTGGGCCGTATGGTGGAGGAGCCGACACAACAGATACAACGAGTACAGCCGACGTAAACGCCGCTGATGCCCAAGCAGCGGCAGACGCAGCAGCGGCCGATGCACA